ACCCGAACTGCATCACACTCGGGCACATCATCGCACTCGAGGATGACCCCTCACTCTTCTACGAAGCTTCGAACCACGCACCCGAGTGCATGAAATGCAACATGGGTGATGGTGCACGCAGAACAAATCGCAAACGACAAGGCGAGTCAACGTCGCATCGTTCCTCGATTTTTTAGGGATCAGTCGCACGGAAGACCGCGCCCTCGGCAATTTTCTATCTACCGCGTTTTTCCACCAACCAAGGGGGGCGCTGATGGTCGCGCGTAAGAACCTTCGGGCGGTTGAAGACGACGAGAAGGTGACTCCGACGAAGTTGTCGGTGTCACAGGCTGCCGCTTCTGGCGATCATCGCGCGTTGCTTGTGGCGATGCGGGAGCGGATTGCCCGAGCCGTGTCAGATCCGGATTGTCCGCCTCGAGATTTGGCATCGTTGACGCGTCGGTTGCAGGACATTTCGAAGGAAATCGAGGCGATCGACCTTCGGGCGAAGGAGGCCGGTGCTGATGCTGCCGACGTCGCAGCGGACGAAGAGTGGTCCGTCGAAGCTCTCTGATCTGGCAAAGCATTTGCATGTCCCGGCTGACATTACGTCGACCGGGTGGCCGGCTGTTCGGAAGACGTGTGTTGAGAAGCTTGGGGCGAAGTTCGATCCGTGGCAGGACGGTGCTGGTCGTGTGATGCTCGCGAAGCGGGCGGACGGCAACCTGGCGGCGATGATCGACGGGGTTGGCATGTCGCTGCCTCGTCAGGTCGGTAAGACGCACCTGGTCGGCTACACGGTGTTCGCGTTGTGCGTCAACATTCCCGGCCTCTTGGTGATTTGGACGGCGCACCATTCGGCGACTTCGAGTGAGACGTTCCTTTCAATGCAGGGCATGGCGCAGCGGGAGAAGGTTGCCCCGCACATCAAGCAGGTGTACACGGGGTCGGGTGATGAGGAGATCCGTTTTCACAACGGTTCTCGGATCTTGTTCGGTGCTCGTGAGCGTGGTTTTGGTCGCGGCATTCCTGGTGTTGACATCCTGATCTTCGACGAAGCGCAGATCCTTTCGGATAAGGCGATGTCGAACATGCTCGCGACGATGAACACTTCGGCTTTCGGGTTGCAGTTGTACATCGGTACGCCTCCGAAGCCGGATGATATGGCGGAGTCGTTCAAGCGGATGCGTCGCGAGGCGTTGGCTAAGACTCTCGTTGATGGTGCGTGGATCGAGTTTGGTGCGGATGACGGTTCCAGCCCTGAGGATCGTAAGCAGTGGGCGAAGGCGAACCCGTCGTATCCGAAGCGCACACCGGCCGAGTCGATTCTTCGGTTGAAGCGGAAACTGACAGCGAGTGACTTTGCCCGTGAGGGTATGGGGATCTGGGATGACGATACGTCGGATGCCGAGTTCCCGAATTGGGTTGACGCGAAGGTGTCCATCGATGCGCTGCTCGGGTCTCCGGTGGTTGCGCTCGATGTTCGCATGGGCTTGAAGCAGTCTGTTTCTCTCGTGGCTGTTGGTGATTCGACGGAAGGTGCAGTCGGAACCGTCAGCTTGTATGAGCAGCGTGCTGGCGCTCAATGGTCGGATGCCGATGTCGTTGGCTGGGTTGTTGCCGAACTCGAGACGCGCGGCGTAGCCAGCCTCGTCGTTGACGACTACGGCGAGAACGGGCCGCTGATTCCGTTGCTTGTGGAAGCCGGTATCAGGGTTGTTCGGTTGAACACTCGTGACATGCGTGATGCCTGCATGGGGGTTCACACGGCGTTCCTGAATGGGCAAGTGAAACATCTGGGTGAAGACCCGCTCGACACTGCCGTTCATGGTGCTCGTCGGCGGAAGTCGTCGGAGGGCTGGCTGTGGTCGCGGGAGAAGTCCGTGACCGACGTCGGTCCGCTGATGGCTTTTGCGGCGGCGTGGTGGGTTCTGACATCCGGTGGTGCTGATTATGACGTGATGGATTCGTTCTACTAGGGGGTCGGGTTGGACGTGTTGACGACTGTGCTCGAGCTTCTGGGGCTGGGGCTGATCGTGGCTTGTGCTGCGGTTGTGTTTTGGCCGGCTGCGCTTGGTGTGGCTGGTGTTGGGTTGTTGTGGGTTTCGCGGCAGATCAGTAGGCGGGGGACGGTATGAGCATCCTCTTTGGTAGGCCTTCTGTGGAGCAGCGGTCCATTTCGTTTCAGGATGTGTGGGGGTCTGGGGCTTCTTCGACACGGGGTGTGAATCCGTTGTCGATTGTTCCGGTGTATTCGGCGACTGGTCTGATCGCGGATCAGTTCGCGTCGTCTCCGTGCTCAGTGTTCGACAAGACGGACGGGGGCGTTCCGGCGCGGGCAAAGGTTCAGCCGCAGTTGGTCCGTGATCCTGGCGTGAACGGTTTGGACATCTATTCGTGGAAGCATCAGGCGATCTCGTCGGCGCTTTTGCGGGGCAATGCGTACGGGTACATCCTCGCGTGGGATAAGCAGGGTGTTCCGTCGACGGTGGTGTGGTTGAACCCGAACGATGTTGATGTTGACGAGTCCGGTCCGTCGCCGGTGTTCAAGTTCAAGGGAAATGTGATCCCTCGCGATCGTTTGATTCACATTCCGGCGTATGTTCAGGCGGGTTCTGTGGTCGGACTGTCGCCTTTGGCGTTGTTCAAGGCGCAGATCGAGACCGCGGATGCTGCTCAGACGTACGGGAAGACGTGGTTCAAGCGTGGCGGTATCCCGTCTGGCGTGTTGAAGAACACGGCGAAAGCGTTGAACGCTGAGCAGGCATCGACCGCGAAGCAGCGGTTCAAGGCGTCGGTTTCGGCTTCTGACCCGTTTGTGACGGGTTCTGACTGGGATTATCAGGCTATTTCGATCCCTGGCAGTGAGGTTCAGTTCATTTCGGCGTTGGAGTTGACGGCGAATCAGTGGGCTGCGATCTACCGGGTGGCTCCTGAGGATGTGGGCGGGCGTTCGTCGGGTACTTCGTTGACGTACAAGAGCCTCGAGCAGGACATGATCCGGTTTTCGGTGCGCACGATGAGGCCGTGGACGACCCGATTCGAGGCCGTTTTGGACCGGTATTTGTTCGGAACCCAGTATGTGAGGTTCAACTTGGATGCATCGGTACGAGCAGATCTGAAAACGCGGTACGAATCGCACGAGATCTCGATCCGTTCGGGGTTCAAGACTCGCGATGAGGTTCGTGAATTGGAAGAGCTGCCCCCGTTGACACCGGAGCAGAAGGAAGCGGCACCTACGCCGCCTAGCGCGGTTGGAGGCACCGATGCGTGATCTTGAGATGCGGCATGTGTCGCAACCTGTGGAGTTCAGGTCGGCGGACGATGGGCCTGGGACGCTGGACGGGTACGCGATTGTGTTCAACAAGTATTCGCAGAACCTGGGCGGCTTTGTAGAGCGGGTCGACCCGGCTGCGGCGACGAAGTCTGTTTCGGACAAGCTGCCCGTGGTTGCCCGGTACAACCACGATGACAACTTCCTTCTTGGCACGATCGAGGCTGGCACGTTGCGCCTCGAGGTTGACGATGTGGGTGTGCGGTACATCGTGGATTTGCCTGATACGTCGGCGGGTCGGGATGTTGCGGCGCTCGCGAAGCGTGGGGATCTGCGGTATTCGTCGTTCGCGTTCCACACTCTCGAGGATGAGTGGGATGTGACTGAGCAGGGGTTTCCGTTGCGTACTCTGCGGTCGATCCAGTTGGTGGATGTGGCCCCGGTGGTGAATCCGGCTTATCGGGATTCGACGGTGGGTGTTCGGTCGTTGGCGGAGCATCTGCACATTGAGGTCGATGCGGTTGCTGCTGCGTCGACTGATGAGCTTCGGTCGTTGTTGTCTGGCGAACCGGTTGAGACGCCCGTTGAGGTTCGGGCAGATGAGCAGGAGGAAGAGGGGCAGAGCGAAACTCACCCTTCGATCACCATGCGTCAGCGCCTTTTGGAGCTGGACAACCTCAAGTAGCACGTGAGCAGGTAGACGACCACTCGCAACCCTTTATCAATCCACCGCCCCCTTGAGGGGCGTTTTGCATTTAAGGAGATCACATTGAGTGATTTGGCGAAGCACCTGCTTGAGCAGCGTGCGAACACTTGGGAGCAGGCTAAGGCACTGCTCGACAACGCGGCTTCGGAGAAGCGTGACCTGACAGCGGAAGAGAACGTCACGTATGACCGGATGACGGCGGACATTGAGTCGCTTCGTTCGCGTGCTGACAAGCTCGTTGAGGATGAGGCGAACTCGGAGGCCGCTGCGGCTTCGTTGCGTTCGCTTGCTGAGGTTCCTGAGCGTCGCGAGGTTGTCCCGACCGAGAACGAGGAGCTTCGTAAGTTCCTCTCGGGTGAGGTGAAGGCGTACGAGTTGCGCGCCCTGTCGAAGGGCACGGCGACTGCTGGTGGCAACACTGTCCCGACTTCATTCCGTTCGCAGCTTTGGGAGCACCTGGTGGAGTCCGCAACCCTTATGGGTGGCGGCGCGACCATCTGGACGACCGATTCCGGTGAGTCGTTCGAGGT